GTCAGGCACGCTTGGCGTGTGTCTGTTGGCCCAGTGGTCGAGCCGGTTTCGGTGGAGGATCTCAAGTTGCATGCCCGGATCGACTCGGGCTTCGAGGACAGCAAGCTTCAGTCGTATCTGACTGCGGCTCGGATCATGCTGGAGAAGGACACGCGGCGGGCGTTCTGCACGCAGACCGTGGTCGTGTCGATGGACTTTCTGCCGACGTATATCGTGCTGCCAGTCGCACCGGTGCAGAGCATCACGTCGATCACCTATTACGATTCACTCAACGTACAACAGACTCTCGCACAGACCGAGTACGAGAGCGACATCTACGCGGAGCCAGCGTTGATCCGGCCCGCGTTTGGCAAGACCTGGCCGACGACCTACGAGCGATTCAACGCGGTCGAGTTGACCGCAGTCGTGGGCTACGGTGCTGCGTCGGTAGTGCCCGAGGACGCGAAGCAGGCTATCAGGATGCTGGCCGCGCACTGGTACGAGAACGCCGAGACCGTCATCGTCGGGACAATCAGCAAGGAGATTGACTTGTCCTACGCTGCTCTCGCGGGTCGCTTGAAGTGGGGGGACTACGCATGAGGGCCGGAAAGCTGAGCAACCGCGTCGAGGTGCAGCGACTCGTCGGGACCGTGAACGCGGCGGGACAACTCGACGAGACAACGGCGGCGAACTGGCAGACGTTCTGTTCTCGATGGTGCGAACTCATCACCCGAGGATCTCGCGAGTTCTTCCGTGGGGTCGAGGTGGCGGCGGACATTACGCACCAGGTGACGATGAGGGCGGACCCCGAGAGCAAGTCGTTCACGCCGAAGCAGCGGTTACGTCTCGGCTCGCGTGTGCTGTCGATTGCGTCTCCCCCGCTGGATGTGGACGAGGGCGGCGAGATGGTTCGCTTCCAGGCTATCGAGGTGCCGACCGATGGCTAACTGGTGGGGCGATGGCCCGAAGCCAACGAAAGCCCAGATTGCAGCACGGGGCAAGGCTAAGCGGGTCTCGGGCGCGAAGTTCAAGCAGACCATTGGGCTTGCAGTCGCCAAGGAGTTGGGCGGAGCGAAGGCACTGCGGAAAGCCATCGGTCGCATCAATGACAAGGTGCGGCAGCGAGTCATCGAGAAGGCGTTGCGGAAGGCGTTGCGAGTCTCGCGTCGTGGTATCAAAGCACAGATTCCCGTGATGCAGAAGTGGGCGAAGCCTCTCGTGGGAATCTTCGTCGGGGCCACGAAGGCGAAGCAGAAAGTGTGGCAGGCTAAGACCGGTCTCGGCGTTGGCAAGCGAACCGAGAAGACGCGGAAGGCACAGCGGACAGGCAAGAACACATACACCACCCGCAAGGGCGAGACCAAGAACAAGGGCGTCGGAATTGCAGCGGCCAACATCCATTGGGCTGTCTTGGGAACAGCAGACCGCACCGACTCGAAAAACCGATTTCTCGGTGCGATGCCACGCATGATTCCCGACGCGGTTATCAATGGCTGGAAGGGATCGCAAACGGAGATGATGAACGTCTTCAAGATTGCGATTCAAGAAGGCATTGATAAGGCGGTGGCGCAGGAGGCGAAGAAGAGTGGCAATTGAAACCGGACTCCGCACGCTGCTCCTGGCTCAGTCGTCTATCACGACGTTGGCACCGGCACAGACTGTCGGCGGTGTGTCGTTCCCGGCGGTGTTCCTGGACAATCCGGCGGAGGGCATGAAGCCTCCATTCATTCTCATTCAGCAGACCGGGCACGATCCCTACAAAAGACTCGACGGCACAGGCGGCACGCTGCGTCTGTCGGAGATCGACATCGACAGTTACGCGACCAGTCGGCCCGGGGCAATCGCATTGAGTAACGCGGTCGAGGTGTTCTTGCGTGACTATGTCGGGGCAGCCGGGGCAAGCGACACCGTCAACGCAGTGCTTCACGACAGCACACTCGATGACATCGTGACCCTCGGGGATGGCCGCGACCAGCGGCATTACGTTCGTTCGTTGTCTTTCAGAATCCAGCACACATGAAAGGAGGTGGCCCTTGGCTATCGTCAAGTGCAAGGGAACCAAGTTGCAGCACACGGTGGCGGCTTCGCTCGTGGACATCGCGCAACTGTTGAGCATCGAGCACAGCGGGTCTGGCTCCGAGACCTTCGAGTCTACCACGCTCGACGGCTCGACCTACAAGACGTTCGCCCCGACCGGCTACAGCAACCCAGGCGAGGTGTCCGCTGAGTTGTTCTACGATCCGGCGTTGTCCGGCCATCAGGCAATCACGGACCTGATCGCGACTCCCGCTACGAATGCGATGAAGCTGATCTACGCCGACACTGCGGCGACGAACCAGTCTTTCACGTCGGCTGGCGTGCAGTTCGGGGCGACCGTCGATATGGGCGACGGACTCAAGGGCAACGTCACTTACACCGTCACTGGCGACCCGGGCTGGCCTACCTAATGAAAGCCAAGCTACTGCGTGATGACATCGAAGTCTCACCGTCTGCGGTCCTGTCCGAAGAGGAGAAGGCCCAGACGGTCGAGCGGGTGATTCTGCGGAATGGGCAGAATCGGCCCGTGACATTCTGGAAACAAGGTGCGATCCTCGACCGGCCCGACTCGTTCATGTTGGTCCGCATGGGGATTGCCGAAGCGGTGGACGACGAGTGCAGGCAGCGGGCTTCGATGTCTGCTGCCGAGTTCGCCAAGGCGCAGCACGCCTACGCGCGATTGAATGCGGGCATTCATCCCGATGACTTCCCCCTGTTCGACGCGGGGATCATCCTCGGCTACTTGCCCGACGGAACTTACAAGCCCGGTCCCAACTGGGACCAGATGCCCCAAGACGGTGACGACGATGAGTAGGAAAGCTCTCCTGAAGCGAGTGCCCAAGCGTGTCGAGATCAACGGCGAAGCGGTCTATGTGCGGTCGCTGACGATTCGCGAAGCCCTCGCGTTCGATGAGGCGGCGAAGGCCAATGAGCAGAGCAGCTTGCGTTACTTGGTCTCGACCTGTGTCGTGGATGAGTCGGGCGCGCAAGTCTTCGCTGCTGACGACGACGCCATCGGAGACATCCCGGTGGATGTGGTCAAAGAGATTGCCGACGCGGTGCTCAAGGTGTCGGCTCCCGGCAGTGTGGAGAAGGTCGCAAAAAACTAGCTTCCGACGATCTGGTGCTGTGGGTCATGCGACTCGCGGCGGCAGATCGTCGGTTAGCGAAGTGGGAGGAGTTGCTTGACGAGTTGACCCCCCGGCAGGCCACTGTTCTTCAGGCGTTCCACCAGCTAGAAGGATTCGGCGAGTCCCGCGAGGATCGGCGGGCGGCTGTGTCTGCATCGGTGATTGCGTCATCGATGGGGGCGAAGGTCAGCACTGGCAAACTGTTGGCGGCAATGAGTCCGGCGAATGCACCCAGGGCGAAGGCCATGAGTCCCGACGAAGTGGCCCGTGGCATGTCTCGATTGAGGACTGACTGATGGCGGTGATCGGGAATCTTGTCGCCAACATCTCGGCGAACGCGACCGGCTTCTTTACGGCCATGTCTGCGGTCGGGTCGGTCATTGAGTCCACTGGCAAGGCTGTCGGCTCGGCTGCCAGTGGCATCGGGAACGCGATGGGCTCGATGGCAAGCAACGCGGGCAGTGCCTCGGCATCAATCATTCGGTCGATGGGCTCGCTGACTGCGGGAGTTGCTCGGGCAACCGGCACCCTCGGGACCGCGTTCGCGAAGTCGTACAACGACACACGCGTTGCGTCTGCGAAGATCAGGGCGGTGCAGGAGAAGACGGCGGCTCAGATCAACAAGATGCAGGCCAAGAACGTCAAGGCTGGCGTCTTCGGGGGGATGGTTCAATTCCACGTCCTGGCGGCAGGCGTGCGGACTGTAACCAATGCCGTGAGCGGTTCGCTGTCCGCGTTCCGCGAGAGCGAGAAGGCAGGGAAAAAGCTCGACGCGGTACTTGCGGCGACTGGTGGCGCGGCAGGTGTCAGCGGCGAAGAGATCCGCAAGATGGCGGGTGACCTCCAGTTGGTCACCAACTTCGAGGACGACGCGACCATCAACGCGGCTGCACTCCTCGCGACGTTCACCCAGATCAAGGGCGACACGTTCCAGTCGGCGATTGTTGCTGCTCAAGACCTGTCGGCGGTGATGGGGCAAGACCTCAACTCGTCCATCGTGCAGGTAGGCAAGGCTCTCAATGATCCTGTTCGTGGTGTGACTGCACTGCGAAAGGTCGGGGTCTCGTTCAGCGAAGAGCAACAGAAGCAGATCAAGCAGTTGCAAACAAGCGGCGATCTGGCTGGGGCTCAGGCAATCATCCTGGCCGAGTTGCAGAACGAATTCGGCGGGGCGGCTCGTGCAGTCGCTGACCCGTTCACGATCTTGGGCAACGTCATTGGCGACATCATGGAGATGCTCGGCGGTGCGTTGATGCCGACGCTCCAGACGATTGCCGTCGAGGTGCTGGGCATGTTCCAGAGAAACACCGAGGCGATTCAAGGAGCATTCGCCACGCTGACCTCTGTTCTCACCGATAACGTCGGCCCGGCGATCATGTTCGTCCGCGATGCGTTCATGGTGGTAGCAACGGCTATTGCGAACATCGGGACCATCGGTGAAGTGGCGATGCTGGAGATCGAACTGGCACTGCGACAGATGGCCGGAGCGACTCAGCAGTTCTTCATGGTTGAGGTTCCCGCGTACTTCAACTGGTTCCTCGATAACTGGCAGAACGTGTGGACGACGGCGGTCAATTTCGTCGGCACGGCGTTTGAGAACATGGGCTCCAACATCGCGTCGGCGATGGATGGCATCTGGAACTACATCGCAAGCGGGGGGACTGAGGCTCTGGAGATGGCATGGACTCCCCTACTGGACGGTGCAGAGAACACCATCGGGGCATTGCCAGAGATCGCGGCCCGCGTGCCGTCAGCGGTTGAACAAGAGCTTCAGGCCAGGGCGAGTGAACTGCGAGAAGGATTGATGGAGCAGTTCGGCGGGGCGATTGGTCCGGCTGTGGAAGCGGCGGCTACCCCTGCGATCAAGAACATGCAGGCCACGGCGAAGAAAGTCGTGGACGACACCGAGGATGTGGTTGCCACCACGCGAGAGACCGGCGGCGTGGCAGCATTGCAGGCCGGATCGGGCGAGGCGTTGTCAGCGATCCTCGGGGCAATGCGTCGAGAGAGCGACCAGAAAGAGATGCTGCGGCTACAACAGGAGCAGGTCGAGTTGCAGCGTGAGCAGTTGCAGGCGACCCGCGACGCCAACGACGACGACGAGACAGTGAGCATCCAATAATGGCCGTGATCAAGATGGGGCTGCGGCCCGGGCAGGAACTGGAGTACCAGCGTCCGCGTGACTCCACGTCTTCCCTCACATGGTTGGCGGTCACCAACAACAACCTCGATACCTCGCAGACCGTCTACCAATACGGGCTGGATATCGGGCTCTTGCCGTTGCCTTACATCTCGCCTCACCCGTTCCTGCCTGGCCATCTCTGCCGGTCGGTTCGCGTTCGCCAGGACACCGGGGCGCCCCGGTCGTGGACTATTGAGGCGTCGTATTCGTCGGCACCCATCGAGGACGGGGAGGCCGAAGAAAACCCGCTGAACCGGCCCGCGAAAATCCAGTGGCGGTCGAACCAATACCGGCAGGCGATCTCTGAAGACGTCGACGGTCGGGCACTTCTCAACAGTGCGGGCGACTGGTTCGATCCTCCCGTCGAAGTGGACCGCAGCAGGTGGACGGCGACCATCTCGAAGAACGTGGCGACCGTGCCGACGTACATTCTTGATTACGCCGACGCCATCAACAACAACAGCTTCAGCATCAGCGGGATTCCGGTCGAGCAATACACCGCGAAGATTCAGGACATCTCAATCAGTGAGCTCAAGATT